CACTATGACTTCCAAGAGTGTCGGCAGATAAAGAAAGATAACCTGTAGCAACATTGTTTCCACCAGTAGTAAGGGCATCGCCAGTTAGGCCACCTATGAGTGTGTTTTTAAGTCCTGTGGTTACTGCTTGACCAGCCGAATAACCTACTGCTACATTGTACATATCAGTAGCTGTTGCAGGGTCTTGCGTGTAGAGTGCAAGCCTACCAATAGCCACTGAGTTACTTCCGTCTACATTGTTGTGTAGCGCACTTTGACCTATAGCTACATTGTAGGCTCCAACAGTATTAGAAGTTAATGCCAAAGCACCTACAGCCGTATTATCAAGACCAGTATTAGTAGCATCTCCTGATGCATAACCTACAAACGTATTGTAATCACCAGTCGTAATCGCAGTACCAGCTTCGTCACCCACAGCCACGTTGTAGTTACCGCCAGATGCTATTGAGTTACCTGCATTAACACCTGCAACAAAGTTAGATGTACCTGATGTTGAGGTAAATATATTGCCTTTAAAGTCTACACCTGTAGTACCTGTCGGAACTTGAAAAACCACCGCATCAGCATCATTCTTAATTGTAACGTCGCCAGTAGAACCTTGACCTGTAACAATTATACCTTCTGCACTTGTGTAACCAATAGCTGCCGCATCTCCAGCGGCTGTGTCACCTGCCACATTTAAAGCGTTAGCAACAAATAAATCTCCAGCCATACTGACATCTGTAAGTAAATCAAAAACCGCCCCACCAGAGCCAGCTCCGTCTGTCGCAATCATCTTAACTTGACCATTGGCAATATTTATAGTCGCACCAGTTCCTTGCTTAATTGTTATAATCTGGCTTCCACTAGTTGCATTTTCTATTATCCAAACTTTAGAAACAGTGTTTGGGGCGAGAGTAATTACCCTGGTTGTAGTTAAATCTGCACTTGAAGTAATTTTAAGGTAAAATGACCTCGCTGCATCAGCCGCACCGTCTGCCATTGTTATTGTTGTATCTGCGTTTCCTATAGTTTCAGTGCCATAGCCAAAAGCCTCACCGATCAATTCTAGGTTTGTGTTTGTTACTGTACCCCATGACCCTGACGCATCGCCTGTAGCCATCTCGTTAAGTCTGAGGTCATTTACATAGGTACTAGCCATATCAATCTATCCTTATTATTGCATTTGCTCCTGCGGCTGGGAAAACAATTTGAAACGTACCGCCAGCGACTGTGAAGTCACCACCAAAGGCAAGAACCGCTATAGCCTTGTTACTTGCGCTTGAATTATAAATTAAAGCACCGTTTGCCGTGAACGTAGCTGAAGTCCAACTTGGATCTGCCGCGTCAAAGTAAGCTGTCGTGCCACTCGTTGCCACTGCTCTAGATGTAAGCTCAACACCGCCAGTCGCGTAACCGTTACCATTAGCAACCTCATTAGAAGTTGAGTATGCTGTAGTTGATGCTCCTAAACTAGCGGAACTAGTGAAAAGAGCAATTTTTATTGTATCTGCTACAAGGTCATGGACTTCATCTAAGATTTCAGCCTTGAAACTTGTACACATTGCCTGTGATATTGCCATTATATTCCTCCGTTATATTCAGCAGCGTAGTTTCTCTGCATTTCCTGCTGTAGCAATTGAATTGCCTCGTCAAATTGTGCCTTGTATAATTGTAACGTATCTGCGGCTTTAAGGAAAGCAGAAGTTTCATACAAACATGCCGCCAGTAAAGCCGCCTCAGCGTTATCTCCTATCCAAGACGTTGTGTTGCTCGAAGATAGACCAGTCTCTGGAGCGATATAGTCAACCTTGTAAGCGAGAGTTGCACTGGGTGTTGGTGCAAGGGTAAAAACTGTGCCTGATGTAGACGCAGAATCTGTAGAGTAAATTCTTGGCGTTCCTGTCGTGGATGCGTTAGGCCAATAATCTCTTAAATATGAATCAATTCTGTGATCTAAATAAACCACGTTACTACTTGAATCTGTAATGGAAACTTGCCTTATCATTCTTGCAGTCGTCACAGTGTATTGAGAAGTACCCACAACAAGAGTTCCAGATGCACTTCCCCTGTATGCAGGTAAATTAGGAAGACGTTGGTAAATCATATCCTCAGCCTGGGAAATAATTGTATCTATAGAAGTTGTTAATTCTGAAGAATCATCTTCCATAAAATTTTGAATGTTAGTCTTTAGTGCTGAGTAATTCATTTAATCGCCCCATTCTCCTTCACCCCAAGATGAGTTGCCCCAACCTTGTAAGTTTACTGCCTCTGTTCCTATTGCACCTGTGCCAGCCACGCCAGACTCTGTAATTGATAGTTGCATGTTTGGTCCGTCTGTCTCGCCAAACACACCGACTGCACCTGTGCCAGCCAATCCAGTTTCATTAATAACAGCCGCTAAGGTAAACGAACCTATCGCACCTGTCGCGGCTACACCTGTCTCAGTAATAAAGGCAAGTGGTATTTCAGTTCCAATTGCACCTGTACCAGCGACACCAGTGACTTCCACTGAAGTAAATATATAAACCTCTGAATCTTTTCCGTTCCCGACAGTGCCTACACCCCTCATTCCAATACCAGGGAGTGTCCTTGGGTCTACTGTCCAATCTTGTGTGTAACCGACAAAGAACTTAAAATTATCTGGGTCATTATCTGGCCTGGGATTAAATAATGCCGTGGCATCTATAACATTTTTAGCTGGCGTAAGCTGAGGATGTTTTGGCTCCCAGTCTTCTGGCTCTACACGCAATCCATCCCAAGTAGTCTTTAAATTAGTATATTTGACTTTAAAGCCACTTCTGTCGCCTATCGCATTGGATTTTTTTCCTCTTGCGTACCTTGCCATTATCCTAAGTTCATTCCTGTTGGATGAATCCTCAAACTTACTCCGTCATTATCTGACGAAGCCGCTAAATTAAATGAACGCTCATAAACACTATCAAGTATTTGAAATTTGTCTGTCGCGTACTTTAAAGCTAATTTACTTGCCAAACCTGCACATATACAGTCACTCCACCTGTATGGAACATCTGCATCTTGATTGGACAGGGTCACGTCTTCCAATTGATTGATTGCCCAGTAAACCATGCTGTAAGTAGACTTATTTGGTATCTGCCAAAAATAAATTTGTGGCGTGTACTGCTTGTCGAGCATATACTGACTTGGCTTACCGCTACTGGTTTTATTTGGTAACTGATTGTAATCGGCAATTGAAATACGATTAAGCATTTGATCAGCCGTATCAGTGCCAGAGCTATCTGCTATAACTGCATCAATAATGTCTATCGTTCCTGCTGGCAATGTGTATGGAGTTGTCTGGTCTTTTACTAAAGTCAATGTGTTCTTTGACACCGTCCAGTAATTTATGCCTCTGTTAGCCCACTCAGAAAACAGTAGGTTCAAACTGCGTCTTGCCGATACAGCTTGATCACCTGTCCTAGTCTGTGGATCTATTCCGCACCGCTCGTAGGCTTCCGAAATAATCTCTTCAACGTCTGGTCTAAATGCTACCGTTCCTGAAGTTGCCATATTTAATACTCTTTAATTGCTCTTATCACAATCTGATAAGCATCACCTGCCGCACCAGCCCCTGTTGTCGTAAATTTAATGTCGCCAGTTCCACTTGATCCGTATGAACTACTTGTCGGTAGCCCTCCAAATTTTGAAAAGTCTTGGTATCCTGACTGACCTTCATCTAAATGCAAAACAATAACGTCTGTATCCGCATCCGCTAAAACTTCTACAGTCATTGCATTTATTACCCACCAACACTCAACAATTCTTATGCCAGTACATGTGTCGCCATTTGCGCTTTTAGTTAGACCAGAGACATCTATTTTAGAAACAGCACTTTCATTGCCACCGTCAACATATTGATATTGAAAAGCGTAAACAACTTCACGAGTGTTTTCTGAAATTTTAGTTGTCGTTGTAATATCTGCCACTTTACTCTCCTAATGTGTAGGTGAGGTTTTACCCCCACCTAATTAATTATGCGATTTGAACATATTCAATAATGAATGTGAACGATCCTGCTGTTGTCGCATCGACAGTATTTGTAATGTTACAGTAAATAGTTCTTTCAGTGTCTGTATATTGAACAGAAGCTGGTGCAGTTGTACCATCTTGTGTCTGAAGAACCAAAGTGGTCACAGTTACGTTATGCTCAACAACGGTTGTACCGCCATCAAGGATTTCATCAGTCTGAGCCGCAACGATTTGTGCGCCTGAGCTAGATGTTCCAACTTCGTAACCAATGTCACCAGTTCCAATCACAGGAGCTGTGTCACAAAATATCTTAATGTCAGTGATGATTGTGTTTGCTGGCTGAGTAAACTCACCAATTGTCGGGCTATCGCCAGCAGTAGTGTTAACAGTAACACCTGTCGCAAAGCCGACGTGTTTTACATATTTATTTGTGACAATACCTGTTGAGGCAATAACCGCTGTATCAGTGTATGCGCCTGTTGTAGCATTTTTAGATACTACTTTAAAACCGTTTTCGGAGCGTACTGCTCCTGTAAATGTTGTATTAGCCATGTGTGTCTCCTTGTCTTGGCTAGTGTCAGTTGAAAAATGCAACTGTCAAGGTGAAAAGGGAGGAGATAATCCCCTCCCTCAATTTTTTATTATGCGCCTTCAGATCCGAAGATGCCACGCCAGTCAGTGTGACCGAAAGAATATCTCTCACGGACTTTGTAGCGTACATTTCCAGTTTCGAAGTCACCTTCCATGCCTTTTTTCATAGGCGATCTTTGGAACATTTTCAAGCCGTCAGGTACGTCAGTCTTTACAAACCACGCATCTGAGTCTGTCAACCGACGCATAACATGTGCGCCATTAGGTAGGTATCCACCTGACTTAATAGCGTTGATGTCATTATCGGCTGTGCCTGTTCTCAATTGAGATTCCAACAGACGCTCCGCTGTAAATGTGTAAGCTGTCGGTATTACCAAAGTAGTACCTACTGCCGCAATTCGAAGACCTCTGTCATCCTTCATATCAGCAATGTTGATAAGAACGGACTCTAGTGAAGTCTCTGAAAGGTCAGCCGCTGTGCCTAACACATTTGATTGGTTACCATTTTGGGTTGGGTGTGATGCACTTAGTAGTGTAACACCGTCACCGCCTGTGTAACCAGCAGTTTGCGCGAAGTTTAAGACGTTTGCCGCTTTGATTTCCTTAGTGGAAGCCATTGAGCGTGCTAGTGCCTTAGTGTAACGTGAAGCAATTGAGCCATACTGACCGTCTTCTTCAGCTTCCTCAGTAACTGCGAAAGCTAAAGCAATTGTCTCATGTTGGTATCGCGCTGTCCATTGTTGCCCAGCATCATCATAAGAAATAGCCGCACCCTCTGTCTTAGTTGGTGCTGACCCAAAACCTGACAACAATACGTCTTCTTCAAACGCTTTGCTGGAGGTGTTGCTTTCAAATACTGCTAGGTATTCCTCTGGATACTTGTCGTATTCAAGACCGAAAAGAGTATTCAGCCCTGGCTCAAGCATTTTAGCAAAACTTGCTCTATTCATAGCCATTGTCTAACCCTTTCCTATATACCTGCTGAGTCTTTTAGGAGATGCTCATTAATAAGCACTTCCATGACTGCGTTCGCACCAAATGCATTATCTGGTGCATCGTGAAGAGCCATGATCTTACAGGTAGCTGTACCTGCCGCCATAGTTCCGCTAATTTCAAACCCAGATTGACCTGTTGTGGTCGAACCTGCTCCAGCCACGACATCGGCACAATTACCAATGTTAGTCTGTGCAGGAGATCCTGCGGATTGAACTTTGTACACAATGTACGGATCGTCGTAGATAAACAGTACAATATCTGTAGCTGTCGTTCCAGTCGGCCAGTATTCACTGTAAACATATGAGCCATCACTCGCGGTGTATGAACACCCATCAAACACACCGATGTTATTAGTTTCGGTGGCTGTATGTGGAGTTACAAGGCCAGTGCTTATGATTATGCAGAGATCACCTTTAAAGATGTTTTCTGCCAAACCACTTGCACAAGTGTACTTGTTTGTCCTTGGTGCGTTACCGCTCATGTGGCGAACTGGGATAAACCCAAAGGCTGCATCAACATTAGCCATTTTTTCGCTCCTTTAGCGTTAAAGTTTTAGTCTTCCATAGCAGAGTAATCCCTGCCACGGCTCGAAGTAGACTTTCGAGTCTGATGAATCGAATGTCCAGTTTTTCGTCCTAACGCATCAAGATCGCCTGTGACCGACTCATTTTGCTCAGAATTTTTATTTTGATAATAATCCTTCATTTGCCTGTGAGTCTCGATAGGCATTTCACAAAGTAACATGCCTTCAATCCCAATTGATCCTGCCCACTGTCCGTGGTTGATAGTCGGAAACAACTTATCTTTAACGGTTTCAGCAGGGCGTGGGTTCCAACCTTCGCGCATTCTTTTATACACGTTGTCTGGAGTATCCTTACCCTGAATCGAGGTAGCTATCCATCGTTGGGTCATACCTGGACGAGGTTCTGGTGAGTCCAACAATGATGGTGGTTTCCATGTCGCTTCGGAGCGAACTTGCTCCTCACGCACAGATGTTCGGGTTTCGCTTGCACGCACATTTCTATTCTCAGACATAATTAGCTCCTTTGCTGACGTTTGATTTCGGCCTCATATTTTTTAAGACTGTTTTCATCTGTTATACCAAGTTCTCTAGCCATTCTAAGTTGGTCCTGCGTCATGCGAACCCTGTTGCCTTTGTAGGATGAAGAACCGCCTGTAGTGGGGGCGACTGGTGGTCTACTTTTTGTTCTAGGTCTACTAGGACTTGATGGTGAAACTAACTCAGGAAATACATTATGTAAACGATTATTTAACTCATCGTAATATTCTCCTGCATTTTTATCAAATCCCTCTAGGTCTAATTGAACATCAATTGCCCTAGCTGCGGCAGTTTCACGCTCAAAACCTTGGGCGTTAAACCATTTATTTTGTTGCCACCAAGACATAGCTCTTTCTGGTGCTGGGTCTTGTGCAACTTGTTGCGCCCTACCCACAGTCGGTGAGACTGCCTGTTGAGCTTGTTGCTGTTTTTGCATCTGTGCAATCCGCATTGCGGCACGCATATCTGCCATTTGCTCCTGATAATTAACTTGAGCTTCAGTGTCACCCTCCTCAACAGCTTTTGTGAGAGCCGCCTTGGTCTGTGCGTAACGCTGATTAAATTGATTTTCAGAACTTTTTTTAGAACCTTGCTCAAGTCGGTCAAGCCTTGCGGCTAACTGGGCGTTCTGCTCCTGCATCTGCCTAGCTTGAATTTCAGCCTCACGACGCTGATCCACAAGTTTCTTGATTCTCTTCTGAACCTTTTCACCATACTCTGGATCTTTTTCAGGTTCTGCCTTTTTTTCTTCGACTGCTTCCTCGGCTACATCTTTCGCCTCCTCCGCAGGATCTTCAGTGATTT